GCCGTACTTACCGTCCTCCTTGAGCATCACCTTCCAGCCGTGCTCGCGTGCCCAGTCGTTCAGCGAGACTTGCAGGTTCATCGTCTCATGGAAGCCCGTGTAGTCGTCGGGGTCGTACCCGGCACCGAGGCCCAGGGGCGGGCGCGACGGCGGCGTGCCGGCAGCGCCACCGGCGAGAACGTCGGTGGCGCCGCCGCCAGTAACGAGCGAGGAGGGCCCGCCACTGCCGGAGAGCGTGCCGGCGATTGCTTGCCCGGCCAGCCCCGCGGAGCCGCCGTTACCCCAGCCAGGACCGCCAGCTCCAGAGGACGGCGCTGCCGCCGCCATCGTGGCCGGCTGGCCGCTGCTGCTGCCCCAGCCGGGCTGCGACACCTGGGCCGCGGTCGCACCGCCCCAGCCAGGGCTCGCCACCGACGTCGGACTGACGGTCGCCACCGGCACCGAGGCCTGGGTCAGCGTGTTGCCGGAGCCGCTGTAGGCTGGCGTCGAGAAGATGTTTTTCGACACGTTCGCCGCATAGCCGCCACCCGTGTCGTCGGCCTCGAAATTGGGCATCGCGTCCTCCTACTGGGGCATCATCCCCGGCGGCGGCATCGCGGCCTCCGGTGCCTGCGCTGCTTCCTCCTGGGCGCTGCCGTGCTGGGCATACGCCATCTGCGCGAGAAGCTCGTGGCCTTTGTCGGAATGGCGCTGTGCCCACTCCCTGATGTCGTCGGGCTCCTCGGGAATGTCCGCCAGGAAGGTCGCGGCGGTCTGCGGCGACATGGCGTCGTCGGCCACGATCTCGGTCATCATCTGGATGATGGCGCTGCGCGTCACGGTCGGCTTTTCGAGGACCGTCGTCAGCCGGCTCGTCACCACGGCCATCTTGTGGATCGCCTTCTGGAGCAGCTCCGGGTCGATGCCTGCCTCGGCCAGCGTCGGCGGGGGAACGTCGGCGTCAGGAGGAGCCTCTGGCGTCTCCTCGGGGGCCTCTGGCGCTTCAGGGGCCGCTTCGGGGGCCGGAGGAGCGGCCGGGGGCTCCGGCGCTGCCTGGGGGGCCTCTGGAGCCTGCGGCTGCGGCTGCGGCAAGGAGCCGGCGGCGAGGGCGTTCGACATGGGCTACTCCTGCGCCTTGAAGCGATCGACCGCGAGCTTCAGCCAGCCGGCCTCGTCGGCGTATTTGAGATCGCTGGCGAAAGCGTTCAGCTTGATGCGGTCGCCCTCGCCCAGCTTCGCGCGCTTGCCGGTTTCGTCGGGGAGGCCCACCCAGTGCCTCTTGCCGGAGACGGGATCCTTGACGTACTCGGCCCCGAGCATGGCGTCGCGCTCCGCCTTGCTGCCCATCATGGCGTACTGGAAGACGCGCGGGTCGCCGTGCTCGGCCCAGTCGCCATAGAATTTCTTGAGCGCGAGATAGTCCCCCTGGATCGGCCCGACCAGGAGGCCGACGGTCTTGATGGCAGCCTGATTGCCGAGCAGCTTCTTGATCACGATCCCCCTGCCCAGGTCGGAGATGTGCGAGTTCGGGTTGGCTATCATCGACTGCGAGCGCCCCGCGTCTGTTGCCCCCTCGGCTCCACCGAGCTGGGCCGCCTGCTGGGCGGCGAATGCCATTGCGGTCTTGTTGAACACCTCCTCCGCCGCGACCGAGTGCGCGGCGATCTCCGCGCCGGTCAACTGGTTGGTGGCCGCGAGCAGCTCGTAGAGCGGGCCGGAGAGCGGGCCGCCCCTGAACCTCTGAGCCTCCTCCAGGAGGGTCATCAGGTTGGCCGATGCGTCCACCGAGGCATTGGCAGCCGCGAGATCCGCCTGCGCCTTCTTGGAGTAGAACTGGCCCGCCTGCCCGGCCGCGGCAGCCTGGGCGGACGAGGGCCCGGTCACCGCGGTCTTGAGGCCGGACGTCGGCTTGTCCGTCGCCGGGGCCTCGCCTGGAAGCGGCTCCTCTTCCCCGTCGGGCCTGGGCGGCGTCACTCCGGTGGCCTCGGCGATGACGTCAGCCAAGAGCTTCAAGCCCTTTGTGCCGTCGGGGTTGGTGACTTCGACGGTCGTCGTCCAGACGGCCCCCTTCTGCGCGGCGATGAGCTTCTCCGCGATGTACTTGCTGCGCGCCTTGTCGTTCGGGAGCTTGGCCAGCTCCAGGTTCATCGCCGCCGCGGTCAGCGGCTGGATCACCTTCAAGGAGTTGAGGCTGCCGACGACGGCGACGGCATCGGCCGTCGGGATGCCGTCGGGGTGGCTCGACAGAAGGACGCCGAGCGAGTTGCCCATGTAGGCCAAGTCGTCCTGGGCGTTCGCCGCGACGCCCTTGGCCGCGGTGGCACCGCTGGTCACTGCGTCGGTGGCCGCCTTGTAAGCGTCGGGGATCAGCTCGGGCGGAGCCCCCTGGATGTCCGGCGTCATCTTCGACGGGTCGAGGCCGATGCCTCCAGGCACGATGCCCTTCCGGATCGCCTCGCCGGCGAGCGCGCCGCCTTGCAAGGCCCGTCGCCGGGCCTCCTGCTCCTGACGCTGGATCAGGATGTTCTGGACACCCTGGGCCCGCTCCAGCGGATTGATGTCCGGCATCGGGGCGTAGGGCGTGTAGGGCTGCACCATGACGGTTTATCCAGACCACAAATTGCCGTTGCCCGGCACGGGGATGCTGTTCTTGGAGTTGGAGAGCAGGTTGTTCGTGTAGATGTTGTTGGCGAACCCGGTGATCGCCGCCGCGACGTCGCGGGATCCCTGGCCCTGGGCGGCCCCCTGGTTGATCAGGCTCTGGCTGACGTTCTCGCCGACCGACGAGGCCGCCGTGCCGATGCCGGTGGCACCGCTCTCGCCGAGAGACGCCGTGCCGTAGAGCGCCTTCCAGGCCATCTCCTTGTTCGCCAGGGCGTTCTGGAATTGCTGCTGGTAGGTCTGCGACGCCAGCCCGACAGCGTACTGCTCCGCCCCCTTGATGCCGGCACCCGAGCCGAGCGGGCTCATGCCGCGCGTGGTCAGAGCATTGCCGGTGGCCTTGAGGCCCTGGCCGAGCGCGAACTGGTAGCCGGGCGTCTTTTCGAGATCCGCCTGGGTCATCGAGATCGGCTTGATCAGGCTCTTGAGCATGCCGGGCTTGGCTGCGACAGCCGCCTTGGCCTGGACGACCTTCTGCTTGACGGTCCAGCCCTGCGCCTTCAGCGCGTTGACCTTCGCGGCCCCGCCCGGCTGCACCGTGACCGTCTTGCCGTTCTTGGTCAGGATCCAGGGCTTCGCCGCCACCGCTTTCCTTCCCGGCGAGCCCATGAGGATCCCCATCGCGCCCGCGCCGCCCGAGAGGTAGGGGGCAAGCGTCGCCTGGGTGATGCCGAACATGGCGAGCTGGGCCGCGATCGCCTGCTGGTTCCCCTTCACCTGCGCGCTGGCCGCCGACTTGGCCCCGAAGATCTGGGCGATCGCCGAGATCGCAGCAGGGAGAATGGCGGCGATGATGGCTTCCATGCTGGCCTCCTATGACGGGTTGCCGTTCGGCAGATACCAGAGCACCGGCAGCACCGTGTAGGTGATGATCAGGACATCGTTCTGGCTCATCGGAAAGAAGCCCGCGACGGGGCCGATGGGCGAGATGATAACACGCGCCCGCTGCAAACCCACCGAGCTGACGGTGCCGCCTTTGATCAGTGCGTTGCCGGCGTGAATCGCGGTGAACGCGAACACGAACGGCGACGGCGGCACCGGCGGCGGGAACTCGATCTGCTGGAACGGCGTCGCCTTGCCGGTGAGGTCGGAGAAGAAACCGTACCAAGGCTCGGTGACGATGCCGGTGTCGAGATCGACCATCGGCAGGGCGTTCGAGGGCAGCGCAGGAGGCGGCTTTTTCACGAGCCCACCGGCGTCGCTTCGAGGAAGATCCCGTTGAGCGCAGTGTCGATCGGCGCTGACCACGACAGCTCGAACACGATGTCGCGGCCGATGCCCAAATTTGGCCACCACGGCAATTCGCCGTACTCGCCCTCGTTGCCCATGCTGGCCTGGAGGGCGTCGGAGAATGATCCGCCGCGGTCGTAGGAGACGCGCAGCGAGATCAGCGGCGTCGAGAAGAGCGGCGAGGGGAGCTGGTTGTTCTCGGTGACGGCGGCGTAGAACGCCTGGACCTGTGCCTGGGTCAGGGCGACACCCTCCCAGATCGCCATGAAGCCCATGCGGGTGTTGGCGGGCATGGCAGCAAAAGCGTTGCCGCGAGCCCCGATCTGCATCGGGAAGGTCGCCGGGGCCGCCGAGGGTGCGGTGTAATTCGGGTTGCCCGCTACCGTGACCCCGCCGTTGTTGAAGATGAAGGCGGATGTGCCCTCGTTGACGCTGACGGCTGAGACATTCCAGCTACCTACCGGCGGGGCGAACGCGGGGGCCAAATTGATGGCGTAGACTGGGGTCGGGCTGAAGTTAAAGATCGCGAACGTCAGTACGGCCCCGGTGGGATCGGTCCCGAACAACCACCCGAGCCCGGTGCTGCTGGAAGCGCCGAGATCGCCGCCCAGCATCACGCCGTTCGGTGCGCTGGTCGCGTGATACCACTGCGTCAGGATGGTGAACTTGGCCCCGTCCTTGTGGATGTTGTTCATCCACGCTTCGTTGGGCGCGTCGTAGGTGAAGTGGTCGGTGCCCGACCCACCCGACAGGAAATACTCGCTCAGCGACAGGCCCCCCGGCGTCCCCACGAACGAAGGGTCGCCCCCAGGGACCACCGCGGCGTCGTCGCCGAGGAAGAAGTCGTAGCCCCCGCCACTCTCGTCGAACCACTTCTGCCCGCTGCCCGGCCACGACGGCAGGTTGCCTGCCTCCAGGAGAAGCGTCGGGGCCGGCAGCGCCAGCTCGCCGACGATGTCCTGGATCGAGCGCGAGTAGGGCCCCGGCACCGCGCCGCCGAGCGTCCCGCCCTGGGTGTCGGCGATGACCCTGTCGATGCGGACGCGCTTGCCGTCGTTGATGACGTGCGGGATGGTCCGCAGCCGCGTGATCGGATTGCCGGCGTCGGTGAGGTTGAACGGATCCATCTCGTAGAGGTCGCCTGTCGCCCGATCGCCGGTCAGCACCATGTCGTAGGCGAAGCACCAGCACTGTCCGCGATGGCGCTCGAATCCCGCCGGGCCGGTCCAGGCCAGCTCGTGCCACTGCTCCGTTTTCAGCTCGCAGGCGAAGGTCCGGTTGGCTGTCGGGAAGGTCAGGATGTAGTAGCTGTGGCCGAGGATCTGGAATGTCCCGCCGATCGCGTCGTGGACTGCCGGCATCCTGGCGAAGATCGCCTCGATCCCCGGTTTCGAGATCACCTTGGCCTGGAAGGCCGCGTCCCACTTCATGACGGTGCGCTTGCCGCGACGGGACTGCGTCAGCCAGTAGATCGCGAGATCCTCGGCGGCGAGCGAGTAGGGCGCGGTGCAGCCGTTCTCGTTGAAGACGCCGGGCAGGATCTGGAAGACGAAGTCGGCGGCACCGGAATTGTACCAGCTCTCCCCGGTAAGCGTCCCCAGGATCCAGATGTTCTTGTGCATGACGGTGATCGCCGCGATCGGATCCGGCGAGCCGATCTTGAGCTGATAGTCGAGCGGGTCGAAGGCATAGAGGTTGTTCGGGTTGGGGAACGGCTGCATCACCCCGAGCGCCAGATGCTTGAACTCGATGTTGTTGAGCGAGATGTACCAGCCCTGGCGAACGGGCCACCGATTGAGGACGAAGAAGCCATCGACCTCGCTGACGTGTGAGCCGCCCTCGAACACCGGGTCGGTGACCGGCCCGAAGGCGTTGTTGGAGAGGTCGATCGCCCACCCCGATATGCTGCCGTTCACGATGAGGATGCAGCGGCCGTTGTCGGCCATGCTCACCGGCGTCGTCGCGTTCGGGATGACCCCGAGGAGCTGATAGGTGAACGTCGCGTCGATGTAGTAAACCGACCCGCCGACGACATGGTAGAGCTGGTTGTTCGACGAACGGAAGAGACAGCGGCTGACGCCCGGCGTGAGCGGCGTCCCCCGGCGGGTCAGCCCAGGCGTCGGGAAGTGCGTCGCCGGCGCGGGGGCCTGCTCGTCCTCGTTGACCTCCGGGTAGAGATTGATGCAGCGCTGGCTCGACGCGATGATCGCCCGCGATTGGTAGGCACCACCCGTGAGCGGGATGCGGGGCATCTAGATCGTGTTGTCGGTGAAGACGTTGTAGACGCCGCCCCTGGCCAGCTCGGGCGGCAGGCTGAGCGTCGGGATTTGCAAATTTGCACGACGGATGACGTCGAGAGCGCCGGCGGCGCGCATAGAGTTCACCGGATCCGCCGGCAGCTTGTAGGCCGTGATCATCTCGTCCTGGAGCGAGAAGCGGATCGCCCGGCGATACTCGGGCGGCATGTCGAAATCGGTCGAGAGGTTCGGGAAGCTCTGGAGCTGCTGCTTGGTGATGATCCTGCCGATGTAGAGGAACGACGGCAGCGGCCAGAAGTAGACCTTCGCGAGCGGCCACGCCGAGTCGTAGAAAAAGTAGCGCGGGAACGAGCCCAGGTGCTGCATCCGGATGCGGTTGTAGTCCTCCATGCTCGTCACGGGCAGCAGCGGCCAGCCGACGTCGTTGGGCGGCCCAGGCGTGACCTGGGTGATGCGCGCGGCCTCCAGGTGGTCGGGGCGGACGATGTTGAACTGCCCGCCCTCTCCTACCGTGTAGGAGGTCGCTCCCGTCATCGGGAGGTCGGTGGCCACGAGGTGCCAGATGACCCAGCGCAGGCGCTGCCACTGCGCGATCATGTCGTTGAGCCGCGTCAGCCCGTTGTTGATATCGACCGCGCTCGGCGTCAGACCCTGGCCCGTGACACCAGCGTCCTGGAGCGCCAGGGTGACGATGTCGCGGGCGGTAGGCATGTCAGATCACCTGCTCGGCGATCTTCCCCTGCGCCGTCTCGACCAACTGCCTGATCTTCGGCGTCTTCATCCGGTCATCGACCTTGATGTCGAGGTCGCCGGCGAGCTTCATCAGGCGTCCGCGCTCCAGCTCCTCGGACGCAGGCACCGCCGGCTTGTTGCCCTTGGCGGCGTCGATCGCCTGGGCGGGCGTCGGAAACCATCCTTGGCCGAGCTTCTCCAGCTCCTTCGGATTGGCCACGAGCACGGGGGCCTGGGTGGCGTGGAAAAACCACGCGGGGTACAGGCGCACGGCATCCTCGCCATACTCGGCCCGCCATGCCGCCATGACCGCGGCCTCCTGGGGCTCGTCCTGGACGATGATCTGCGGCGGCGTCATGCGCTGCGGATACTCCCGGCTCGTGTAGTACTCGGCAATGAAGCCGCGCTGCTCCGGATCGTTGACCGCCCAGGGCAGCGGCGTCCGCCATTTGATCCTGAGAGCCTGCTCCTGCTTGGCGTCGGAGACGATGACGTCGGGCGGCGTTAGGGCCTTGGGGTATGGCCTGAATTCGTAGGTGTAGTTCTTGTTGACCCCGCGCATCATCGACTGCGGCAGGACGCCGGACGGTCGCACATAGGCGGCGGCCTCAGCCTGCTGGGCGAGGTAGGTGAGAGCGGCGATGATCGCCTGGGGCGACATGCCTTCGGGGAGATTTACCGTTGCCATTGGATCCTCGACATGGGTACGGAGGCCCGGTCCATCCGAGCCCCCTTACAGCGTAAGCCGCCCAGCGCTATGGACGGTCGGCAATCGCGACGGCCCACTCGCCGCGCGTCCCGAGGAAGCCGAACAGAACGTCGAGTCTGTCGATCGCCTGATCGGTCTGCGGGTTGTAAGCGAGGATCGACCGCATCGAGATGCCGTCGAACACCGCACGGCTGCGCTCCCAGACGCCTTCCGGCAATTCCATGTCTGCCGTGGCCATCGTAAACGCATCGGGCTGGTACGCGATATTTTTGGTGTAGACCTCGTTCGCGAGGTTGACCAAGCTGATCGCCGCGCCCGCTGCCGGGCTCGCTGTCACGGTCTGGTACTGCACCGGGACGCCACCCACTGGGGCGACCAAGGCCGGATAGATCGGGATCGCCGTCGCACCGTTGAGCACGTTCGCGGTGACCACGAATTGCTTGAGGGTGCCCAGGCTCTGCCGGGTCAGTCGGTTGATCCCGTTCACGCCGGCGATCGTGATGAAGTCGCCGGCATTGAGCGTGCCGGAGATCGCCGCGGTGACGAG